AACCCTTGCTTTAGGTATGGTTTCCACTCCTCGCGAAGTTCCTTCTCGGCAACAACGTTGTTAATGTAATAGTCATTGGTGATTGAATCAAATATCTTATCAACATTACCGCGCCAAGTATTAATGTTCTTCGGAGACTGCCAATCTTCAATCGCAAGATACGCATCGGGTCGTTGACTCAAAGTCCAGAGAGCACCGTACATGTACGTGTTGTAAGGTGAGATGTGCATCATGAACACTACAACCTTGTCATAATGCCCCAAGTTTTCACCAGCGGTAACAGGTCGTTGCTCAACTTCCCAACCAAGATCTTTCAAGCATTCAACGAAACTATAGTGGGCAGTACACAATCCAATCTGCGACGACTTGTGAAAGTCGGGTGTACATGCTGCTCGGGTGAACCCTGTTACCAAAATCTTTTTCATACTATATCTTCCAAAGTTTTCTTGGGTGTCATAAAATCAGAAACAAACGGCACCTCTGATACAGGTAAGTCTCCTGGTCTACGATCGCCATACACAATGTCAAACTGCTTTCCATATTTTTCCTGATACGTTTCAAGATACTCTTTCACAGTATGTGACTTACCAGAACCCAATGGTTCGTAGTCAGTCATCGCCGCTGGTTCTCTTACCGCTCGGACCAACGCATCAGTAATATCATCAACATGTATGTAGTCACGAACGCAAGTGCCATCTTTCGTATCATAATCATCACCGTAGACTGTAAACGTACCAGTCTCTTTCGCCTTCTCAATCCCCAATGGTAATCCTTCTGGGTTAGTCGGCGACCCACCTCCTACGTTGTAGAAGCGAAAGATGGTATACTCTTTGCATGTATCCTTGATAATCTGCTCGCACATAACCTTAGAGTGACCATAAGGTGAGTCAGGATGAAAGGCAGCACCAGTAGAAGCAAAAACCATTTTAGCATTTGGAAATGCTCTCATCACGTTTATAGTGCCGCCCACATTGGTACTATAATACTTTAAAGGGTCGCGAACACTTTCCCCGACTCTAACCAATGCTGCTAAATGAACAACGCAGGTCACTGTTCGATTAGAATTCATCCTGGGATATTTTATATCCCATTCAGAGACGTCTATTGCTGTTGCATTAGGTAACTTCTCAGCGAGCACTTTGCCGATATAACCTTTAGCACCAGTAATTACTACTTCAGGTGTTCTCACAGACTCGCTTCCTCAGGTCGCTAGAACTAAATCGGTGATCACGTTTATTAAAGTGTAGATCAATGTCGCGTTTACGACAGATATCCTTACCAGTAAAATCCTTATCCCGATACTCTTCACCGAGGATACGCACGTTGATGTGATACATCCCTAGAATATCTTCTAGGTCTGCTTCCGTGGAATATGGGATAATCTCATCAACATAACTCACTGCCTTGAGTTGAGTGTATCTCTCGACAACAGTTTGAATAGGTTGATTCTTGTTAGGACGGTCAAGAGTTGGGTCTACCTGCAATCCACAAATCAAATAATCACATTGGTCTTTGGCATCACGAAGCATCTGTACATGACCAGCATGTAACAGATCAAAAGCACTACAAGTAAACCCAACTCTCATCCGAAAAACTCCTCAAGCGTTCCTGCTTGTTGATATGCTTCAGGGTGATACTCCATCACCATAGACTTACCACCCTTCTGCTCAAGGTATTCATACCACTCTGACTCTGACCACATGTTAGGTGATACACCATTCCAGTATTCACGCCATAACTTATGCTCTTTGTTGAGTCGGCGGTCATCAACGTATTGTTTACGATACGACTCATACTCCCAAGAACCCAACTTATCCATATCCTCTCGGAAGTAATATACCAGAGACATACGCATCAGGTCATCTTCACCTGATTCGGGTGCTTCGATAGGAGTGTTGCCATGGATCACTCGCATGTTATCAACGAGTAGCAGGTCTCCTGGTCGAACGTTGATAGCAACGCGAACCTCTGGACAAACAAGGTAACCACCCTTCCAGTTTCGCTTACCGTCACTGATCACAGTCAAGTTTGAGAATCCTGGGACGAGCGAACCTTGATCACGGTGGCATGCCATACGTGCATTACGATCCTTGGTGGTTGTGTTCACTGTAATCGTAGTGAAGGTTGTATCCTCGCCGATTAAGAAACGGTTGTCCAATCTATCAGCATATGCTTTCTGCTTACCGTATCGTTCAGGCAGCAACTCGGCGAAAGTCTTGTCGAGTTTACGAGCGAAAGGATATGACTTCTCAAACTTCTCACGGTTGTGGTCAACGTATGAAGTCGCACGACCATACGGGATACGTGGGTATCGACCATAGAACCCAGCGATACCAGACCAAATAGCAGTCGCATAAGAAGTGTCAGAGATGCACTCCTCGCGGATGCGCTTGGCATATATGGATGCTGCATGAATATCCGGACTGTACCCAAGACCTTTGGTCAACTCGCGGAGTCTTCGCATGCACTCAGGGAAAAAGTTTTCATATTTGCCGAACTCTTTTTCAATAGCAGTAGTCAACCAGACTTCGCCTCGTGCTTGATCTTCACTGCTTCGAGCAAACTCTTCAATAGGATCTGACCCGTCGATGTTCGTTGGTTGCCCTTTGGCATACCAATCTAAGACTTTGCTTTGAAAGGAAGTAACCCACTCACGATTGTAAGACTTACCCTCTCGCGGACCAGCTGCTAGACCACGATTGTTAGATTCAACCGCTGCGTCAAACAAACCTTCAAGGGCACCGTCCTGTTCTTCTTGAGTGAACACACCCTTGCGGAACTTAAACGCAATACGATCCTCGTTTAGAGTATCGCCCGTCAACGAGTTACTCGGAAGATAGAGATCTGTATCTCTATCAATCAAGATATCATAATGTTCCTCGTCAACAAACTGACCAAGGACTTTGTCTTCAGACTCTATGAAGTTAGCAATGTATACATCTTGACCCTCGTCACCAGTGAACCAGTCCCAAGTGTAGTTTCCGTGTTTGATTTTTTCGTTCATAGTTCCTATTCTACTAAAGTTTTGACAGAATGTCAAGAGTTATTTCTTTGTTCTCTGAGGGTCAACTTCACTTGCCTTTTACGCATGTAATTATTGCGCATGTATTCATCGGCGTGAGATGCATGCGGACCATCTAAGTCAACATAATGGATGAACGCTTGGTACACTACACCGTCCGGATTAGGATCTCTCCAATGTTCTACTTCACAACCAGCATAAATGATAGCGTCACCTTGCTCCGGAGCATATGAACCTTGCACTAGTCCTTGGGAAGATTTGCTAGGAGACCAATGAAACTCCCAAGGAGTGCTTTCGTTGCGCAAACAAACAGTAGCACTGACTTGACAAGAAGGTCTGTCAGTATGGCGGTTCAGCACTTCTCCAACAGAATATATTCTACAGTAGTCATAAGTGGGACCAAGTCTTAATCCAGTGTGCTCCTCCATTTTTTCAGCACAATCTTCTAACATATCCCAGTTTGCACCATACTCTGCCCAAGAGTTTGAGCATTGACCATCATCAAATATCATACTTCCTTTTGATGATTCCATACGGTCAGCGTAGAAATCGCATTCTTCTTTGGTCAAGAAACCTTTTACAATTTTTACCAGTACACTCATGCTGCTATCTTCGAGAAGTTCTTCTCCTTAACAAACTCAATCTTAGAATCAAACTTGCCTTCTAGCATATCGCCTTTGTGGGATATGATAAACACATTGGTGTCGTCGCCCAGAGTATGAATAATCTTCATCAGGTTTTCAATACCTGCTTCATCTAGCGATGAGTCGAACGTCTCATCAAGGATGAGAAGATTAGTACTGATACTGTTCTTCATCTTAGCAACCTGTCGCCAAGTAAACAGGAGCGCCAAGTCGATACGTTGCTTCTCGCCCTCAGAGAAAGAGTCATAGGTAAACGAATCACGATGACGCGATCGTATAGTTTCTTGGAAACTCTCGTTGAGGTCAAAGTGAACATAGAAGTCTAGGATAGATAGGTATTGGTTGACCAACTTATTTATCACAGGTAGATACTGCTTGACAATCTTGGTCTTGATGCCAGTATCCTTGAGCATCTCTGCTATCACGCTGTTATATGCTGCTTGATCATTCAGTTTATTCCTCGACTCCATCAAGTCATGGTACTCTTTGACCAATGCATCATAGTCGTCGTTCGCTTTGGCGAGATCAGATTTATCATCAGAGAGATTATCGAGATCCCATTGCGCGATCTGTATTTCGCTGTCGCATTTAGTAATCAAATCATTAAGAGATTGAATCTCTGTGCCCCAACCGAAACTTAAATCCTGTCGACGTTTACATTCCCCTAGTCGTTCGGTTGCTTTTTCAGATTGCGCTGCAATTTCAGTAAGACGTGATTGAAACTCTGCTGCTGTTTTCTTTGCCTGTTCGAGTTTCCCTCGTTTGAGTTCTTCGTTGATGTCTTGCTCACAGGTGGGACATGAGGAGTGATCTTCATAAAACTTTGTTTCCTTTACCAGTGCTTTAATTTTAGTTTGTATCTCAGTGTTCGCCTCGCGGAGATCATGAACCTCGTTCGTCGCTGCTAGGTTTTCTTCCTGTAACCCTTCGTTGTTGGCAAGGACTTTGGCATTTATTGCAGAGATGGCGGCGAAGTGCCCTTCTTTCTCATCCTTGTAACGCTGGATGAGTTCTTCTTTTTCCTGCTTGGCGTCATGATTGAGTTTAGAAATATCACGAATGTATTTCTTTTGTGCTTCAGTCTTAGTTTCGTTGATCTCAATGTCATGATATGCTTGATTGATCTTTTCCTTCAAGACTGAGTTGCGTTCTTTCAGCAACGCATTCATCTTAGAGAACACGCCAATATCAAGTAGATCTTCGATCACTTCCCTACGGTTGAACGCCGACAGTTGCATGAATGGTATAAAGGAAGAAGAACCAAGCACCACGACCTGATGAAAAGTCTTGTGGGTCAACTTCAAGATGTTTTGTTCTAGGACTTTCTGATATTCTTTGTTGTGCGAGTTTTGATTCAACAAGGTTCCGTCAACGTAGATCTCAAACTTTCCTGGTTTCAATCCACGGAACACTCTATAGTTCTTAGACCCGATAGTAAACTCAACTTCTACCTCACACTTCTTATCGTTGATTGAGTTAACGAGTTGGGGTTTGTTTATATTACGGTGTGCCTTACCAAACAAAGCAAACGAAATAGCATCAAGCATGGTTGACTTGCCCGAACCGTTCTGTCCAACGACGAGAGTATGTTTGCTGGTGTTTAGTTTAATGTCTGTCCAGTTGTTACCTGTGGACAGAAAGTTTTTGTATCTTACTGCTGTAAAATTAATCATGCTGTTGCTTCAACTGTTGTAGTCTCAAATAATCTTACTGGGAATTTTTCTTGGATATTTTTGAACTCATCGATCCTACTGCGATTCCACTTCACTACCTTAACATCAGTAAACCCAAGACTTTCCAGAGTCTCTATCATTTCTTGTTTTGGCCAGAGATACTTATGTTCTCCGTTCTGCTCTAGTAAATGTAGAGCAACATTCTCTTGTTTGCTTTTATTTGGATCTGGGTCATCCTGCCAAGAGTTAATGTGTTTAGTTCTTTCATCATTCCAGATAAACATATAATCTTTAATATATGGATGATTGTTTAACTTGCCTTCATTTTCTTCACAAGTCAACCACTCAATATGTTCGTATGCTGGCCAAGCGATACGAATGGTTCCTCCTGGTTTCAGTATGCGTTTACAATCTTTGAGGTGCCTTATACCTTCGTGTTTGTGTAAGTGTTCTATAAAATGCTCAGAAAAGATACCGTCATAGGTATCAGATATAAATGGCATAGGAAATGTACAATCATGGATTATGCCTGCCTCTAATCCTATGTTATCCCAACCTTCCCTTGTTACCTTTGCGCCGATCTCAAGAAGTCTCACAGAGGAAACCTTTCTACCAGTTCATAGTATCCACCAATGTACTTACCGTCAACAAAAACTTGAGGAAACCTTTTACTAAAATCAATCCTGTTTTTGTCAACTGTATTGGTGTGTTTAAGATCCCAGTTCTCGACTGTATACCTTACACCTTTCAATAGGCAACAATGCTTGACTATTCTAGCACACCAACCACACTCTGTTGGCGCCACAATGTGAATAAGAGTTTTACTCATGATATCTCTAGAGTCTGTGCTTCCGTCATAAGTTCACCCATCTCTTTCTTGATGCGATCCTTATCCAAAATAGTTTCTACGTTGTCAACATACTGAGACAACAGAGTGGATGTATCTTCAACCTCAAGTCCTTCGTCGCTAACTGATGCTCCAGTAAACTCATTGAAGTCCTCTTGTATTTTCAAGTCATAGATATCGCGTTGCTGAATCCTGTCAATAAAACGATCGAACATAAACCCATCGGTCTTGTTGATAACAACAACTTTAACGAATCTTTTATCAAGGATAGACAGATCCATCTCATTATAATCCTCGTTCTCATCATCATAGCGGATACGATGGAATAAAGTCAGAGGATTACGAACAGGTGTCAGTTCACGGGTGTCAGTATCAAACACGTGAAAGAACTTATCATCGTGCGCATCATTCCAGAAGAACTCCATTTGCGAACCAAGGTAATGTATGTTGCCTTGATTAGACTTACAGTGATAATGACCAGAGAGCACCAACTCAAACCTGCGTAGATTATCAGCAGACATACCATGAGTACAAGGTACACCGCGAAGCATATCAAATCCGTTCAACTCAAAGTGCCCTGCGACAACATCTGCTTTACAGTTTACTAGGAACTCGTTGGTATCTTCTTCGTTGTCCTGACAGATCCAAGGCACCAAAGCAAACTTCAATCCATCATAGTCCAAAACTTTTGCTTGATGAACAATGTTGACCTCGTTCATATAATGACCGAGCAGTTCTTTTAAGGAGTTGAGTTCGTTGGTGTTCTTATAGTATGTGTCATGGTTACCAGGAATGATGTCCATAGTAATCTTATCTTTACGCAATCTCTCAAGGAACACTTTACGATTACTGTTAAGTGCCTTGAAGTTTATAAAACGACGGTGCTCATAATAATCACCAAGGTGCACGATGTGCTTAATATCATTTTCTTTCAGATATGGAAAGAACACTTCATTATAGAAGCGTTCTTGGTAATCTATAAAAATATCTGAAGAGTTTCTGATACCACAATGGGTATCATTTAGTATAGCAAACTTCAAAACTATTCCTCTAGAAAGTCAGAGAGGTCAGAGTCGACTGAATAAGACCTTCTCTTATGCGAGACGTTCTTTTGTTTGTACTGATCAACTGCTTTATCTTTTTCTTTGACATCATCAATACGGCGACGAAGGTTATCAACAAAAGATTGTACTGCTTTCGCTACTTGCGGATCTTCGTTTGGATCAATCATAAATTCTTCAATGCCGGATTCAGCAAGGAACTTTAATTTGACATCTTGTTGTTTCTTTTCTTTTTTAATGCGGCGAATAAATGCATACCAACAAATTTGAGTGAAGTATCCAAACGCATTGGGTTTACCCTTACGAGTTGCTGCTTCGATATTGTAGTTGCCGATAGCATTCAAGCAGTTCTCTACGGCATCCATCACCATCTCTTCGCGATAGGTGTAGCGAACAAAGTTAGACTTGTGCGACAAACCCTCAGAGATCTTTAAGAAGCATCGAGCAATGTAGTCAGTTACGATAGGGTCGTCTTTACCCTTCTCCCTTGCTTCCCTTACAGTTTTGACATAGTCTACAACTGCTTGCGAGAACTCCTTGTTGTTTACATAATGCGGTCGTTCGCTAGGTTTCATGATAACTCCAAAATTACAACTAGATTATATTGTACCTTAAACTGAATGAAATGTCAATCCTTTGGTTTAAAAGTAACGACATTGTTTAGGTTTGCTTTGAAAGGTGCGTTGTCGCCATTACCAAGTGCTTCTTGAATTTGTTGACAAGACAGAATGTATTGATCTATCACAGCCTCCGGAGGTGTGTTCAACGATACTACAGCGATAGGGTTTATAGAACACACGGTTGATAGGTCATCAGTGTATGGAATGAACGGTCTCATTACATAATAAGTCTTTCCCTCTACCGACTCAAGTTGATACTCGTACTCATCTATATCTGAGATAGTCAATGCAAAGTCAACGATAAAAGAGTTCTCGTCCTGTTCTGTAACCTGAGCAATTACGTTATCACCAGTGACTAATTTAAACTGCGCAACTTGTGGTCTAGAGATTTTCATATGTGTACCTTATGAAGTTCATAATCAAACTTCTCTCTGTTATAGATCTTGATTCGTTCGCCTGAGTGATTCAAGGTGAAGTTTTTCTTTGACTGCCATTGTAAGTCATCGCAGAGGTCATAGAGTTTGGTGTCTTGCCCGTTGTCTGCTTTCCGAAGTCCTCTACCGATTGACTGTAATACTTTGACTTGCGACTTAGAAGGAGAAGCGAATATGATATTGTGAAGATTACGAATATTAATACCAGTAGAAAGGTGCCAAGA